AGATAAATATTACCCACTAGAAAAGTTTACAACAACTGATGGTATTCCAGATTGACATTTATTTTTATTGACTATATAATGTACCTGACTTTATAAAGGAGAAATTATGAAAGTTCGATTGATTGATATTTATAGTTCTGTATCTGTTTTAAACAAATTAATTGAAGAACCACTTCCAACAAAGATTTCATTTAAATTAATGAAACTGTTAAACGTATTGAACGCAGAAGTTAAGTTAGTAGAAGATCAAAGATTAAAGTTGGTAAAGCAATACGCATCAGATGGTACGGTTGTTTCTGAAGAAAATAAAGAACTATTTTTGAAAGAATTTAGTGAGTTTTTGAACGAAGAAGTAGATGTCTCATGGGAACCAATTGAAGTAGATACGTTGGGCGATAACATGAAACTTTCGGTTGCAGATTTAGCAAAAATTCAATATTTGTTTAAAGATTAAGTAAACAACATTTACAAAAAAGGATCTCCTTGGTTTTATAAATAATGTAGAACCAAGGAGATTTTACATATGGCAAAACCTTCAACAAGGGAACAACTTAAAGATTATTGTCTAAGACGACTCGGTTATCCTGTTGTACAAATCAACGTGGATGATTCGCAAATAGAGGATCGTGTAGACGATGCTTTACAGTTTTTTGCCGAATACCATTTTGATGGTGTAGAGAGAGTTTATTTAAGAAAACAAGTCACTCAGCAAGACATAGAGCGGGGTTATATAGATTTAACCCAACCAACTTTGGCTGCAACTGACGATGGTATAGAAATTAAAGCAGCACCCGCATTAGACCCAGATGGTAATTCAATAATTAGTGTAATTCGTTGCTTTCAATTATTTGATACTTTGGGTGGTTTGGGTATGTTTGATGCAAAGTATCAAATCGCTTTAAATGACTTATACGGGTTAAGAACCAACACATATGGTGACTCGTTAATTGGGTATAACATAACAAGAAGTCATATGCAAATGCTTCAGGATATGTTGACCCCCGAGAAGATGATTGAGTTTAGCCGTGTCACAAACAGAATTTATGTGGAAACAAATTGGTCAGAAAAAATGACTAAGGGTGATTACTTGGTATTTGAGGCATATAAAATTCTTGATCCTTCGTTGTATCCAGAAATCTATAATGATCGTTTATTAAAGATGTACTTGACTGCTTTAATTAAGCAACAATGGGGATTGAATTTATCGAAGTTTAGCGGTATGAGTTTACCGGGTGGTGTTTCATTTAATGGTGCTAATATGGCATCTGAAGCAAAATCAGAAGTTGAAAAAATAGAAAACGAAATTCAAGCCAAATACGAACTCCCACCACAAGGATTTATAGGATAAAATGGCTTTAAATCCACACTTTAATAATTACGCCTATAAGCCCCAACAAGATCTCATGGAAGATCTTATTGAGGAGTCCATTAAAATTAATGGAATAAATGTCTATTACATTCCTCGTAGATTTGCAAATTTAGATCAGTTGTTTGGTGAAGATTCTACTTCTTATTTTAAAGATGCAATTCAAATAGAAATGTTTATGGACAACTACTCTGGGTTTTCTGGAGAGCGCGAAATTATTTCAAAGTTTGGTTTAGAAATAAGAGATACATTAAGTTTAGTTGTTTCGAAAAGAAGATTCCAAAGAGAAGCAGCAAAATTTGAAGTAATGGCAGATCGTCCAGTTCAAATAAGCAATCCAATGGAAGGTGATTTAATTTTTCATCCATTCTCAAAGGGATTATTTGAAATTAAATATGTAGATAACAAAGAAGTATTTTATCAATTTGGAAAACTATACACATATAAATTAGAATGCGAACTCTTCAAGTACTCTTACGAAAACTTGAATACTGGTATATCCGAAATAGATTCAATACAAACAAATTTGACGCAAACTGTTACACAACAAATGGATTATAATTCCGATGGAATCGTAGACGAGACCATCACATCTATTCAAGATACAAAACAACAAAGCGATAATGATATACTACAATCTGGTACAAGAGATTTGATTGACTTTACTGAAATTGATCCATTCTCGGAGAATAAGTATTAATGTTTACTACTTTCTATCATGGTATTACAAAAAAGATAACAGCGGCTTTTGGTACGCTGTTTAATAACATTTACATAGAACGTGGTTCTGGGAATACTTATAAGAAAATAAAAGTTCCATTAACATATGCTCCAAAAGAAAGAATGATGGAGCGTTTAAATTTGGAATTAGATGATCCTGTTGCATATGCAACTGCGCTTGGAATACCAAGAATGTCATTTATGATGACAGGATTGGAATATGATACGGAAAGAAAACTGAATAGTTTAACAAAAAGACGCGCAGAAAAGGTACAAACAAATGGTGATGTTATCATTAATTATCACTTTAACGAAGTACCATATAAACTAGCATTTTCTTTATTCATTTATAGTCGCACTATGGATGATGGTTTAAAAATTATTGAACAAATATTTCCATTCTTTACACCTGAATTTACAATAACAATTAAACCAAGTGTATTGAGTGATGGTTATGAAAAATTAGATATTCCTATTACATTGGTTAGCACCAATACCGATCAACAATTTGAAGGATCGTTTAAAGACGACAATCAAAGAACCATTATATTTGAATTGCAATTTACTGCTAGAACTTATTACTATGGACCAGTAAAAGAAGCAGGACTTATCAAAACTATCGACGTTAATCTTTTCAATTTGGATTAATATGGCAAAGAAATTAGTAAACATTCATATAGAACCAGTAGTATATTTAAAGGACACCAATGATGATTATGTCCTAGATACTAATGGCGATAAAATTGAATTAAAGTCTGGAGTACAAGTAGTTCCAAGTGATGACTACGATATAAAAGAAACAATCACAGAATATTAATGGATACATTATGTCATTTGATGAACTGGAAAAACAATTTAATATAGAACCAACCCCGCAACCAGAAGTCCCACAATTACGCAAAGCAACAGAAATTACTGTTCAAAAGGACGATCTGGATAAAGATTATCTCACGGTAAGAGATAATTTAAAAGAACTAATAAACAAAGGTACATCTGCTATAGATGGTATTCTGAATTTAGCATCGGAAACAGAACAACCAAGAGCATATGAAGTTCTTGCACAATTAATTAAAACTGTTGCTGAGACGAATAAAGATCTGTTGGATATGCACAACAAAATGAAGGTCATTAAGGGAGAACCTCAAGCCAATACTCCCAATTCTGTAACAACCAACAACTCCATATTTGTTGGTAGCACAGCAGATCTTCAAAAACTGCTCCGTGGAAAAATAAAAGAAATTGAGAAGTTAGAAAATAATGGCGATATTATAGATGCAGAATAAAGAAAAAACATATCTTGGAAATCCAAATCTTAAGCGAGCAAATGTAAACGTTTCTTTTACTCCCGAACAAGTAGAAGAATATGTTAAATGCTCTCAAGATCCGATTTACTTTATTAAAAACTATGTCAAGATTGTAAGTCTGGACAAAGGACTTATCAATTTTAATATGTTTGATTTCCAAGAATTGTTTGTTGAAACTATTAATGAAAATAGATTCACAATAGGCAAAATGCCTCGTCAGTGTGGTAAGTCAACTACTCTGGTTGCTTATATTCTTTGGTATATTCTTTTTAATCCTACCAGTAATGTTGCTATTCTTGCGAATAAACAAACTGTAGCAAAGTTGCACATGGATAGATTGAAGGTTGCATACGAATACCTCCCAAAGTGGCTGCAACAAGGTATTAAAGAATGGAATAAAATGAGCATAGAACTGGAAAACGGTTCTAAAATTATTGCTGCTGCTACCTCTGCTTCTGCTATCCGTGGTGGATCTTTTAATCTCATCATGTTGGACGAGTTTGCTCACGTTCCCGAAAACATTGCAAATGATTTCTATACCTCTGTGTTTCCAACAATTACTTCTGGTAAGAGTACCAAATTAGTAATAATTTCCACACCAAATGGTTTGAATTTATTCTATAAGATTTGGGTAGATTCTGCGGAACACCGAAACGACTTTAAGAATGTAGAAATTCATTGGAGTCAAGTACCGGGTAGAGATCAGGCTTGGCGGGAACAAGAAATCCGCAACTTGGGTTCTGAAGACAAGTTCCGAACAGAACACGAATGCGATTTCATTGGTTCTACAAATACACTTATTAGTGCAAATAAATTAAAGACTTTGGTATTCCGCAATCCAATTTATAAAAATGACGATGGATTGAAAGTTTATGAAAAACCAAAAGAGAAGCATAGTTATTTGACTTTGGTTGATACCTCTAGAGGACAAGGATTAGACTATAGTGCATTTTGTGTACTTGATATAACTGAGATGCCCTATAAGGTTGTTGCTGTGTTTAAAAATAACATGATTTCTCCTATGGTATATCCCAATATTATTATGAATACTTCTAGGGAATACAATGAAGCATTTATTTTAGTAGAAATTAATGATATTGGCGGACAAGTTGCTGATATTTTGTATAAAGAATTGGAATATGAAAATGTTCTAATATCTTCGGTACGGGGAAGAAAGGGTCAGACTTTAGATGGTGGGTTTGGTAATTCGGATACCCAGTTGGGTGTACGCACCACAAAGGTTGTAAAGCGTCTAGGATGCTCCGTATTGAAGAGTATGATAGAGAGCGACAAACTGATACTAAACGATATCGATATCATGCGGGAACTTGTTACCTTTATTTCAAAAAATAATTCATATGAAGCAGATACTGGCAGCAATGACGATCTGATCATGTGCTTGGTTCTTTTTGGTTGGTTGAGTACACAAACTTATTTTAAAGATTTGACAGATTTGGATATAAGAAAGACTCTATTTCAAAAGCAAATTGATGCGATTGAGGAAGAAATTATGCCTTTTGGTTTCCTAAGTAACGTGGATTATGGGGATGATGATGGGTTTGGTGGTGAATTTGGCAATACTATTTTGTAAAAATCGAAACACCATAAAATTATACATATTCCTAGCAAATAGTATTTTCTAATTATAGAAATAACACACGGCGTCTAGAAGGAGAAACAATGGCAATTCAAATTAGCCCAGGCGTAAATGTAACAGAAAAAGATGTCACACTTTTGGTGCCAGCAATCGCCACCACACCAGCAGGTATGATTGGCTTGTTCCAATGGGGACCAGGCAACGAACCAGTGACAATTACGAGCGAAAAAGAACTTTCAGAAGTATTTTATAAGCCAGCAAAAGCATCAGGCGCAATGACCGATGCCACCAAATACAACAGATGGTGGTGGTCTGCTGCCAATTTCTTGTCTTACGGTAACAATATTAAAATTGTAAGATTTATTAACGATAGTGCTGGTTCATTTACCGCAACCTCAGGAACTGCTGCGGTTGCAGGACATAATCTTTGCGGATTGACATCATTTAGAGCATATACCCCAGTAGTTGGAAATGGATTCTGGGGAGCAAAGTATCCAGGCGAACTCGGCAACAGCATCAAGGTAGTTGTTTTAGATTACTATGCTGCTGAAACATATGATGCCGATACAGACGGAAACGCCAATCAATATATCGACTACATTGGTAATTTTGATGGTTTGCCAGGAACATCCCCTTGGGCAGAAACAGTAACCGGAGCAGAAATTAAAGACGAGATTCACGTTCTTGTAATTGATGCTGATGGTAAAATTTCTGGTACTGCTGGTACAATTCTTGAAAAATTTGCATACCTTTCAAAGGCATCAAACGCAGTAAATCAAAACGGAACAACTAATTATTATAAAGATGTTATTAACAATG